AGCGCCGCCTGGTGCTTCTGGCGGAAGTCGGCAATGGACACTTCCATGTCCTGCGTCGTCTGCGTCGTCTCTCCGATCAATTCCTTTTCGCCGGCAAGCTTGGTGCCGAGCGAATACATGTCCTTGATGACGGCGGGATTATTGCCCAGCCCTGCCGCCTCGATAGCTGCAACCGTCTCAGGCGACAGGAACTTGTTGATAGCAGCGCCCGCCACCTGTGAGCGCTGGTCGAATGCCTGCCCCCATTCCTGTTTGAGCGCGGCTGTGCCGGTTTCAATGGCCCTGACCCGCTCTGCATCGGAAACCTTGGCGGCTTCCAGATTGGCCGTAGCGCCTTCTGCCACAAGGCCCATCAACTGCTCACGCACAGCGGATGCCTGACCCTTGGTCATCTTCGCGCCGTGGAAGATGCCTGCCAACCTCGTATCGAGGTCGGCGTTGTAGACCATGCCGTCCGGCACCTTCTCGGGCTGCGCAAAGCCGTATTCCTCGGACTTCTCGGGCCAGCCAGCGGCCTTGAAGAACCGGGCCTCGCCTTCCGCATCGCCTTCCTTCGGCACGACAACCTTGTCAGCGCCGAGCATCTTTTCCAGATTGGTGTAGGACTTGGCCAGACCCTCGATTGTGTCGAACTTCGAAAGCGTCGGGCTGGACTTGATGTCATCGGGCAGGGTGTCCCGCCATGATGCCTGTGAGGTTGTCGTCGGCTGGGGTGCCGGTGCGGCCTCTGCTACTGGTGCAGGTGCTGCGTTATCCGCCGGGGCGGGCGCTGCTTCTGTCAAAGGGTCTTTCCTTCTGCTTGGCCGGCGATCTTGCGCAGGGTCTGCGCCTTGAAACGATCCGGCTCGTTGACGAGTAGGGCCACAATCTCATTGCCAACGCTGCGCTGGCCCTCATTGAACAACGTCATGTTGGGGTTGCAGTCCGCGTCCATCGAGTTCGCGAACACATGGCAGAAGTCCAGGAGGTAGCCGATGACGCGCTCACCCTCCGCGCTGCCATTCACAATGCGAATGTCGCGGGCAATCTGCTCTCTGCTGTGCATCAGAGCGCGGCGACCCTGCGGAGAAACGCCTGGATCACATCCTTGCCCGGATCGGCAACGGCATAACGTGCCGCCAACGCCTTCACTTCGGCCAACTCCTTGCTGGTGTCCTTGGTCTTCGATGTCTTAGCCATTTCCTACTGCTCCTTTGATTTTGTGATAGAAAATAGCGAACCCGCCGAGCGACTGCCTGATTAAGTACTGCCCACAGCGGCGGCCTCGGCAAACGCTTTGGCCCCTGCGCCACTCTTGGCGAATGCCTCAGCCGCGGCTGCCGCAGGGCCGGCCATCTGCGCCATGCTCGCGGCCTGCTGCTTCTGCGCGAACTCGTCGTCATCGAGGATGATGTCAGGATCGACGCCCAACTCCTGTGCGATCCACGGCAGGAAGTTCTCGCTATCGAAACGGGACATGATGTTCGGATCGAATGCCGCCATCTGCCCGGCGATGGTGAGCATTTGAACTGCCCGGTCCACCTTCTGCCCGCGCTGGGCCAAGGCTATCGGGCTGACATACTCGACACGCCAGTCAACGCCGTCCAGTTCTTCCGGCTGCTCGGGGAACTCATTCTGCCGCAACATGATGCCGAATACGCGTGAGATGATGGGGCCAAGCAATTCGGCTTCCATGCGGCCAAGGATCGGCCCAAGGAGGCGCATCCTTTCCTCGGTGCGCTGCATAACCTCGGTCGCCGTCATGCGAACGTCGCCTGTCATCTGCAACTGATCGACAAAGAACGTCGTCATGATGCGGTTGCGAACGTCCTGCATCATCTCCAGTGAGATCGGGATATTCGCATTGGTGACGAGCGGGGTAATCTCGCGCTCACCGCGATAGAAGTTCAATCCACCCGGAACGGTCCGAACCGGACCCACCATGCCGTCATCCGGCACAAGCAGCGGGGGATCGACAATCTTCTGTGCGGCCTTGATCGTGGTCAGCGCCATCTGTTGCAGCATCTTCACATCAGGCAGCGCCGTCATGGCTGGTGAGCGGCCATACTTCTCGCCTGCAACCTTGTACCAGCGCGGCACGGCGTAGGGGAATTCCTCGAAGCCACCGACCTGCAATTCGTGCTTGGTCTTCTTCTCCAGATAGAGCGAGGCAACCGGCATATTGTCCGGCGTCTCTTTGGTGTTGTCGCGCTCCTCGCGCGGGAAGACCGCATGAAGGATGTCTATGCAGTCGTCGTACTTCTCGTCAGTGTGCTTCTTGCGAACGTCCGTGGATACCGCGTCCAGACCCCACTTCTGCACCATCTGGCGCACAGTCATCTTGAAGCAGCGGATGACGGTATCGACAACGCCCTCTGCATTTTCGTCAATGACGCACTCGCCAAGGAAGCGGGTCTGGAACAGAAGGTTGTTCGCCTTGCTGCGGCCAATGAACATCACGCCCGTGCCGAAGGCGGCATAGTCCAGATATAGCTCGTGCAGATGCGTGGTGATCGCGGAACCCGGTGAATGCATCCGGGCGAACATGCGATCCTCTACATCGCTCATCCACTCGCGAACCGTGTCGTTCTCATTCAACTGCGGGTCATCGGTCTTGAGAGCAAACCAGCGAGAGGCAGGATTCGACGCCATGCCATGCAGACCGGCGGCCAATAGTTCCAGCCCCTGGGTTCCGGTGCTGTCAACGATATGCTGCTGGCGCTTGTCGCCCGCCGTGCGCTGCACATTGAAGTCATCACGGCGCGGGAAGACGAACTTCGCCACCTCGCTCCAATGGCTTTCGAATGTCGCTCGATCAGCCTTGAGCCGGTTGAAACGTTTGCACAGCGCCTCAGCATCCATGGCTGTCAGGCACCCAGCCGGGTTTTCTTCGCAGACGCGGCCACATCGTCATCCCGAAGCCGGGCAATGATGTTGGACGCGCTGGACTGGCGAGCGCCATCTGCGCGCTGTTGGGCAGCAGCAGCCAGCGTGGCCTTGTTCGGATCAGGCGTCTGAGGCGGCTTCTTTGCCTCAGGCACCTTGGATGAGAAGCACATGCTATTTGCTCCATGAAAACATGAGATAGTCCGCGCCGTCCTTGCCGTATCCGGGCAGAACGCCGTCGCATTCAGCGCCCAGCAGCCTAAGCCACCGATGCGCCTCGACATGATCGAAGCGGCTCGCACACTCGGCTCGATGGCCGTTGCGATCCTTGATGAATTCTCGAATGACATTGCGTCCGTAGCGGCCCAGCTCCAGCACCGAGTGCCGCCAGTCATCCGTTCCGAATGCAAAGATGGTCCACACGCCCGGCCTGATGGGCGAGCAGCCTATAATGCCCGTAGGAATACCCTTGTGCTGCGATATGGCCGCGTGACCGAAGGATGCCGCCTGCACCACCTCAGAGGCCAGCAGTAGCGGATTGTCGTGCCATTGAAGGCCGAATATCTCGTCCCGATCCGACTGGCGCATGTTGAGGCAAATGAACTCGACACGGGCCAGAGAGAGCGGGACTAGAATGGATTGTACTCCGTTCCCGCAATGGCCTGCCGGTTCATGCGGCGCGTCGTCTCGTCAGCGTTGAACACGTCGTAGTCGCCTTGAGCTATGGCCTGCACACTGTTCCAGTCCTTGGCGCGATCCATGATCATGCCGGGGAATAGATCAGTGAAAGCCCACACAAGAGCGTCCATGCGGTCGGGCGAGTAGCCTTCTGCCTTCCTGTCGAAGTCGGCTGTGAAGGTGCACATCTGGCCTTCAAGTTCATCGAACTCGCCCACATGCATAATGCGCCCACGAGCATAGAGAGCAGCGACCGGCTCGGCCCTGACATACTTGCCCCGTGTTGCCTTGACCAAGGTCACAGGCACATTCGGGTTGAGCGCGTGAATGACGGCCTCGACCATCTCCCCGCCCTGATTAGCCTCAGCTACGATCCTGTCGGCGTGATAATAGTGGTAGAGATGAACCGCAGCCTTTGCCCAATCCTCGGGCTTGAAGACGCCGGAACCATCGGCAAGCACATATCCCTGTCCCTTGCCATCGATAGCAGCGGCGACAATGCCGGTTTCATTGGATCCCGTATCGCTTGAAATAGCCGGGTCAATCGAGATGACCACGCGCTTGAAGTCCGGCAGGTCTGACTCTGTGCGCACGAACAGCCGGGAATTGTCGATCACAGCCCGAGTCCACAATGCATCGACGCTATCGCCCGTGAACTGGCCTTCGAAGAACCGCGCCCGTTTGGCCTTGGGCAGCAGCTTCAAGCCCGCCACATACTGCGGGTCCAGGTTCTCTTCATTATCAATCGGGTTGGCTACGCCGAACACATAGTCATCGCGAGGCAGGGGCCGCTTCTCTATCGGCTCGATGCCCTGCACGAACATCTTGTAGGTCCAGTGGGCCTGCGTTGTGGGGTTGAGGTCCACATAGTTTTTCTGCGGCAGCCAATCGCCTTCGCCAGCCGTCACAGCCACCTTCTGCGCCAGACGAGAGGCAAGCGTCGTATGCGCGTCATAGCTGATCTCAGAGGCTTCGTTCTCGTAGATGGTGGCGAATTCCTTGCCGAGAACCTTATCGACGCGCTCTTTGTCATCCAGACCAGCCAGCCACACCTCGCTCTCACCAATGGCGAACATGGCGTCCTG